TGTCCTGCGGTCATATCTATATTAAAGTTCCACGCTACCGGGACGGCATCCCCAGAGCCGGACAATACGTGCTGCTTAGTGGAGTAGCCAATATCAGTACCGTTACGCCTAATCCACAAGTACACATTCTTGGGCGACGCCGAATTGCTGTACACAGACCCGGTAAATTGGAAATTATATACCCCTGAGTACTCTACGGTAATCTGTGTGCTAGACCCGCCGTTTATTGTAACACCATGATTTAAATAAGTATTCTCAAATTGAATCGGGTATCCTGTGTTTGTAGTGGCGGCTGTCTGGTCTACAGTAGAAAAGAAAAGCCCGTTAGATTGATCTAGGAACCTACCGCCCAAGTGCCCAGTTACATTGTTTATGGCATTAGATATACGCCCGAAGTATAACCGCAGTACGTTGTTCTGAGAGTCTATGTACCGCTTATCAATGTTCTCACCCGGTATTGGCAGTGCGGGGGGCGGTGTTCTACTGATTAAGGCTTCACTCATTAGCCTCTCCGACCATCAGGGCGCATATCGAAGCGTGTAGCGCCTAGTTTCCATGCCACCCCTTCCGCAGTAGATTCGACCTTAAATGCCATCTGGCGGCCTCTTAGACGTACGTACGCCTGTCCCGTAAACTGCTCAACGGGCACAGTAGCGGAACGCGTTACCGTAGCTGAACTGTTACCGCCTTCAGAAAGGGGGGATTTGTACCCGGAACCGGAGTTAGCCATGGGGGACAGCGTCATGGTCAGGGATGGAGTAGAAGCAGTAGACCCATCAAAGGTTACGTCTGGCAGTACGCGCGTAACAAACATAGCCCTGTTGCCGTCGTCTAAATCAAACTCTGACGATACTAGCGTAGCTGTAATCGGGAATACGCTGCTCGTTTCTTTGTCATCGTAGCCGGTTTCGTGCTCCACAAGGTTATTACTGTAGGTTGCGGCAAGCGGTAGTTCTCGTAGATCAGCGTCCATCCAAGCTGTCCTAGCCATATTCCCGTACGACCAAGCATTTTCGGAGTAGTTGTATATTACGTACTTATCTACGGTAGTAGACCCAGAAGAACAGTAAAACCACCAGACCTCATTAAAACGCTCGTTAGTACCACATATTATTTGATCTGTCTGTTGCTGGTTGAAATCGTTAAAAATGTAACTGCGGACAGAACAAGGTAGGGTCTTAGTGGTACCGTCGTAGGTATAAAACTTGTCTTTACCCATCCAGTAAGCAACGTCATTGGCAAACGCAGCCGCGTTTTGGCTGGCTATAGTTATGTTACCGCCGAGAAGGTTAGCCCCCCAAACTTCCGGGGCACCCAGATACTGCATGCCGTAAAGCGCCGCGTCTGTCCATACAAGCACTTCCTGCCTAGATTGTATTGAGGTGACGATTTCGCTGCCGTTAGAAAGACGTAAACTACCGGCTTGGTTAGTAGCTGAGGGTGCCCAAGTAAGCGCGTCTTCTTGGTCAGACCACCGTATGAGCATTGGGTCTAGGGTACTGCTACCATAATCGTTACACCCAAAACAGAAGACAAACCGGAATATATCAGACACGGCAGTGTAATTTACTACTGTAGGAGTGCTTGCATCTGCCCCTACAACGTCAGATAAGATAACAGCCCTGTTGTTTGTGGTTGCGCCAATGCCTCCGTCCCAGAGGTAAATGTTACCGCCCCGGTCAGCCAGAATCAGGTCTTCCCCAAAGTTAGATTGGCTCCAGAGGCGTATAGTGGCCGTGGTAGCCCCGCCAGAACCCCAAGTGCTGGCACCCCATGTACCGGAACCCCAACCTGTAAAGGGCACAGCATACTCTGCTCCGGGGGTTATTTCATAGGAAGCTACAGCGGATGCCCCGCCATTACCGGTATCGGACGCATTAGCAAGTACAGTTGCACCAGAAGTGTCTACGGCTTCTATAGTAAAATTACTTCCGTCTATTACAGTAGCTATTATGTAGTTCTGGTTTAAGACATCAGCAGTAATGTTACCGCCTAAAGAAACCGCCCCGGAGAAAGTCACGTAATCACCAGCACTAGCCCCGTGGTCTACTTCGGTTACAGTAATAGTAGCGTCGCCATTAACAGCGGCGAATGTTGCATCTCCGACACCGGAAATAAGGCGGTAGGGGGTTGAATCGTAGTACGCGCCGCCGCGCTCTATGTAGTATTTGATGTTAGTGCCAACCGACACTAAGTTTTGTCCACCCAGAGTAACCCAGTTGAACATAGACCGGCATACACCTAAGTATGTATCAGCGGAGATACGCTCCCACCCGCCAATTTTCTGGGGTGCACCAAAGCGGAAACGGATTTTGTCCGTCTCATACCATGTACCTTCGGCATTGTAGCGGGTAGTTTCCCGGTTGACCCCGGGCTTAAACTGGATTTTTTGTACCGGCATATTCCCCAGACCTAATCATGTCAGTCAGTTCGATAGCCCTACCTTTAACTTGCGTCGCCCATCTGCTGTCTAAAAAATGCTCGGCGGCAGACTCAAAATCGCCAGAACTCATTGATTCTAAAGCGTTTTTAAACTGTAGCAATCTTGGCAAACCAAGGTTGAATCCTAACGAAATCATGGCATCTTTACGGGCTTCATTAAGCCCAGAAAACCAAGGAAATGCACCGCTTAACTCTTTGATTACGCGGGAAATATCGTTCTGTAACAGGTAGTTTACCTCATCGTCAGACAAACCCAAACCTGTTTTTGAAACATTTCTACCTACGCCAATAGTCTCAAGACCTTCGGTATCTAGGTAAACGTGTTTTTCTACGCCCTCATGTCGGCGCAGTAGTTCAATCAGTTTTTCCATTGTCTGAAGATGAAGCCCCAAAGTAAAAGCTAATAACGGCGGACACCAGCCCACCCATATAGCCGAGGACAAGGTTAATCAGTTCCATCGAGTTCTGTTCGGGTGGCAATATAGTAATCATTGCAATATAACCGCAAAAGAAAAGCACCATGATCAGGCCGATAGACTTTGCCGTCCAATCCTTACTGAAGTGCTTACGGGCGTCCTGCTTGTCCTTGGTTTCCAACGCGAACAAGTCAACGTCGAGTTCCTTCATCTTGGCCTCGAACTTCAACTCGGCCTTCTTGATCTCCGCAAGCTGTTCCGGGGTGACCGTCTCAAACGCCGTCTCAATAGCCTGTGGGGTCGGTTCACAACCAAGTACCCCCGCCAAGACCTGAGCCGCCATGCCGCCCAGAGGGCCACCCATAGCCGTACCGATGGTGGGTGCAATACCGCCAATAAGTCCTTTTAACTTGTCAAATTTCATAGGATAGCCAGTACAATCATAGCCAGTGCAACGACACTCACGGTCATGCCAAGTTGCTCAACGGTGGAACCCACCATATAAGTCCTGCAATACTCACCTATCTTCTTGAATATAATCATATTTTCACCATCTAAGAACGCTATTTACCGCCGCCCCAGTTCATCCATACACCTGCCGCTAATACTGTCAGAAGTGCCGTAGTAACCATTCTAGCTATGGTCTGCCCCACTGTGCGCTTCGTATCCCGCCAAGTCTCCAGTAAAGACCGTAATTCTTTGACATCATCGTAGGCGTCAGAGTCAGACAGGCCGATGTCCCGAAGTGCTTGTTTAGCGCCTTCTTTAGCGGCTCTGTCAATCAATACCTCTATCTCTTGTTCGGTCATTTTATGCTGCTCTTACAAACCACCCGATAAGCCCTATTATACAGCCCGTCAAGCCAGTTAAAATAGCCCCATCACGAATAAGTCTGTTACGCGCCGCTTGTTCTCTGGCTCTGGTCAGTCTCTGCTGTCGTATGCGGGAGCGTTCGCGGAGCATCTCCTGATAAAACTCCGAGCCGACAGTATACATACACAACTCTCTTAGCTGCTTTTCCATGTCTGCGTACTTTTTCCGAGCCAGCATAATCTGCATTGCCTCAGCCTCTACTGACTTTCCCCGCAGTAGTTTACTACCGTTTTGATTGTGGATGGCGGCTTCGTCAATTGCTGTTTTCGCATCAAAAAACTTGGTGAAATACGCCCCCATATCCTCTAAATCGCGCCCAGCCGAAACAGCGGCCTTACACATGTTGAAGGCTTTTGTGGCTCCTCCAATGAGGATGGCTATTTCGGCTACAGGCATTTTAGATGGTTATCCAACCAGTTGTGTTGTCTTCTTGGTACGCGTCTTCATCCCATACAGCCTTGCCATCCGGCTTGGGCAGAGGTGCTTCCCAGACAAAGTCGGTAGAGTTGTATGTCCACGAATCATACCACTGCTGGTCTGGGCCTTCGGGTAGCGGGTTGTTCGGGAACCCATCCTGTGCCGGGACATCACGCAAAGCAGCGCGGTAGCTTGCCATCAAGCCCTTGTCGTAATCAATAAGCGGGGAGTCCGGCATCATGGCCCAGTCAGTCTCAGCCAGTCGTGCGTTACGCTGTGCGCGAACTTGTGCCTTCTTGTTAGCCAGATCGTTTGCAATGGCATCAGCACTGCGGTCAAGGACGCTGAAAGTCTGGTAGTACGAACCACTGCGCTCCTCAACAGCACCTTCGATGACAGTCTGAGTTTCTGCATCGTAGCTGGGGCGTGGGTCTTCTAGCAGTTTAGCCATGTTCAGGCCAGCCAAAGCCGCATCACTCAGGGGCAAAGCAAAGCTGGTGTTCGGGTTAGCCTTGAGAATCTGTCTCTCGCTGACAATAGTAGCGTTGGTTATGTCATAGTATCTCATTGTCGTTTACCTTGCGTTTGAATATTTGAATGGGTTTTCTGCGAATGCTATGTAAATGTATGTGCCACCTGATGCGTTTATTTCCGTTGATGTATCTCTTAATTTAAAGCCGTTAGAAAGAAAATCAAAGTACCCTGTCGAAAGTGACTGCTCTGTTTGCGCTACGTTTGCCACAAGATAGGTGCCTATTGGATTATAAGCATCTCTCACCGCATCCCATACATACCAGCTACTTGTTGAGTCAATTCTCTTAGTAATCAACCAAGCAGGACGCATACCTGTGAAAATGAAGGGGCCATCTGTTGAACCGTTCCCAGTGTAGGAGCCGAACTTGCTGAAGCCTTCAACGGAGTGAAACGCATAGAATAAATAATCTGCACCATCACCATAAGATGCTGGAAGGTTAATCACACTTGACGTAGGTGCAGTAAATATACCTGTTTGGGCTGCTGCTGTAGTTGAAAGCTGTAAACGACTGGTTAAATTACCTGCTCCAATGTGCATGACAGACCAGATGTATGCGTCTGAATAGGCTTTAATAATAACCATATCAGGAGTAGCCGTTAATCCATGACCTACAGTAAACGCAGATGATATTGGCGCAGTGTAAGTACCAATACTAAACCCAGCATCAGTATTAGCTGATACAGTAGAAGTTGTAGTTCCGTCTGTGTTGGATACACCAGAGCCGTTGGCTTTCCAACCCCAAATGACGTAGGTTGATCCAGACTGGTTATTAGAAAGATTAGCAGACCTGTAAGTTACAGTTGCTCCGTCTGCAATTAAATCAAGTTGCGCACCGGGGTTCTGTTCTGCATCAGTTGTATTTGTAAATATAACATTGCTGTCACCACGGATTACATCAACAATACTGTGGCTATATGCTACAGACCTTGCTTTATGCCAAACCATATCAGGGTCAAAGCCAAAGCCTGTTACATTTTGGCTAGTACCATTACCTGTATACAAAACAGTATTAAAGTTCTCATCAGACGTTGCAGCACTATTCGGCCCGATTGTGGGTTCTGGTAAGTTAGCTGTGGACATAGCTACAAAGTTTGTGCTTGGCGTGTAAGTCCACTTGTCTGAGCTA